GATTCCGAGGGCGGCCCGCCTGGCCCGCTGTTCCTGCTTGCGTTTAGTGGCTGGGTTCATGCGCCCTCCCTTACCACCATGGCATCCTGCTTGGCCCACGCCCGCCAACTGGCGATGGTGGCCTCCTTTGGCGGAGTGTCGGTGGATGGGTGGCCATACACCACATGGGTAACCGTGCCGCGCTCGTTGTGCCGGGTGGCGGTCACTTCCCTGGTGGTACCGAAGCGGGTGATCACATCACCCGGTACCGGATGTTTGCGGGGATCTCTCATACTGACCCTGCCTGTTGTTGTGCCATGGCTTTGATCACACCCAGCGTCATTTTCACATCCGCCATGCCACGATTGGCGGCCCCCTCGATCACCACCCCTCTCTGTTGGGCCGCACTAGTCAATCGTTGCCAACGGTATGAACCCTTGTATTCATTCCAGTCACCATTGAACTCGGCATAGGTCAGCATTGCGCAATGTACCCCGGCCTCTGCTACGACGGGTTCGAGCCCGTATTGCGCGGCTGTTTGTGTCATCATGCGCATGTTGTCGTAGGCGTTGTAGATTACCAGCGGTTTGCTACCGACAATCCGGCACACCTCGTCGTGAATTTCTGTCCAACTGGGGGCTGAGGCCACCATGTCGTTGGTTATGCCGTGGGTGGCCGTCGCGTCGGCCGGTATCGGCTTCTGCGGCTTCACTAGGGTGTCCAGCACCACCTGTCCCTGTTGGTCGATGATGCTGATCTCGATTATTTCTGCCTGGTCATCTAGTCCTGTGGTTTCGGCAACCAAGATGTGGCAGTTGAGCAGCCATTCACTGGCCTGCTGCTTTGGAGTCATTTTTTTAGTAGCCATGTTTATTCTCCTGATGTTGTGTTTTGTCGGTGGTCAGCTACTACCTGGTGCAGTGCCGGCCGGTATGATGGGTTGAGCTGTGCGGCGGCGCCCGGGTTGGCGCGGTCGATGGGGCTGCCCGGTGCGATAAAGAGGGTGCGGCCGGTGACGGCGCACCGGATAGTTCCGCTCTGGTCGATGGCCACGGGGGTGAGCCCGTCCACGATATGGCGGCGGCCAACAGAGCGGCCATCTGTTGTCAGCACCGGCACGGTGGGGCGGTTGGTTCTGGTTTGATACGGTGCCGGCACCTCGGTGGCGATTGCCGGCAGGGCCAGCTGCGCGGGGCGAGGGTGGCGGCGGCGCAGGATGGCGCAGGCCACGGACTGCTGTTTGCCCTTGAGCATCCCCACCCACTGGCTGATCTCGTTGGCTGGCCAGCGCTGCTGCAGGATGCAGGTCACCCGATTATCCAGGCGGCGGTACTCTTCGCTGCTGACGGTCTGATTACTGTTCATGTTCATGCCCACTCCTCGCTGTAGTCGTCCTGTTCCTGCATCCATTCCGGCGCATCCAGCCCTTCCAGCACACGCCACATCTCTGACTGATAGGGCTCAGGCAGCATCTCTATCCAGCTGCGGGTACCGGTATGGCCCTGTGCCTGGTAGACCTTGCCGCACAGCTCAACCAGCGTCGGCCAGTCCTGGTCCCCGTCCGGTATCGCGTATTCATCCGGCTGGCCCTGTTCGTCTGGCTGCTGGCCTTCTGGCTGCCAATCCGGCTCGCTCGGGATCGCTCGGCGCGACTGTACCTGGCCGTTCTCCAGCCAGAGGGTGAAGCCGTCCGCTCTGATGCTGGCTCCTGCCCGTAAACGCCCGATGGAGAAGGGAGATAAACCCCATTGCTCTGCCATTAACTGATCCGCGAACGCCTCAGGATCCGGCTGCGTACAGTTATTGTCAGAGCTCCAAGGAGCCGGGCTGTCGCCCGACTGAACACCTACACCCCAACCCGAACCCCCGGCGGCCTTGGCGGCCTCATAGGTGCCTGCTGGTACCACTTCCCACCCTTGTAGGCGGGTCTTGATACCCAGGCGAGCGGTGTGTAGCCCCATCAGGCGCTTGATGTCTTCGCCATAGCGGTTGGCCTCTTCCTCGATGAGGTGGGCCAGCTTGATAGGGTGCTCGGCGCGGGTAGAGAGGGCCCCGCCCATGGCTTCGAGGTAGCAGCGGAAGATGCCGTTATCGGCGGCATAGCGGGCGGCCTCAAAGCGCGGGTCTTGCAACACTGGCTTGGGTGGCCCCACCAGATCGCCGTGCTTCTTGGCGTTGCTGATGCGGCGCAGCTCGCGCCACACCCCGACTGGGGCACCGCCGATCTGCTGGAAGGTACGGATCCCCCACCAACTGGCCCAGGCGCAGGCATGCTGGGCCCCCTGGTCTGCCTTGGTACCCGCTTCGTCATCACCATCCACATGCTCGCCATCGATGTTCTTGGCGATATAGGCGGCGATGTAGCCGGTGGCATCCCCTTTGGACGGGTCGATCTCCTTCCAGTCGAAGCGCGGGGTAAAGTCGGTGAAGGGAATGCCCAGGTTGTTGCGTTCCAGCTCCTTCCGATCATCTGTCAGGGCATAACGCTGCAGGGTATCGATCACCCCATTCCGGTCGCATTTGCGCATAAATAGCAGCATGTGCCAGTGCGGGGTGCCATCGTGGTGCGGTTCGCAAACCCGGAAGCCATAAATAGGCATGTCCCAGCGCTTCAGGTATGAACGGGCCCGGCTCCATAGCTGGCCCAGATAGGCGCAGGTGTCGCGCGGGGTGGCGCCCTGGTACTTGTCATTTTCGATGGTTTTGCCGTTGCGGCCCGTCTTCCAGGCATGGAAGCGGCTCGGGGCTGTCCAGGTGAAGAACACCCCCACATGGCCCTGCTCCTCGGCGTAGTCTTCAAAGCCGCGCATACGGGTCATCATCTCGGCGCGGCGGTTGACCGGGTTGGCATTGCTCGCTTCCCAGCAGTCCTTCATCGAGACAACCAGGTCGTGCTGCTCGTTCATCACCTCCGACTCGGCCAGCCAGCGCATCATGGCCCGCTTGCGCTCGCGTACCACTTTCATTGTGGCGTTCGAGACGTAGGCAGAAACACCCTTGCGCACCTTGCCCAGCAGGATGGCGATGTGCTCTTGCAGCCGATCCCAGCAGCGGTTGATGCGCCTCTCCCACCATTTGGCTGAGAGTAGGCGCACCATCACGCTCAGGATCCAGTTATCCCGCGCCTCTCTGGTTTTGAACTCCGGCATCCTGCCGATGAATCCCCACTGGTCGGCAGGCTGTTTGATGGCTTCCCATGTCTCCATCAGATCCAGTTCACCGGCGGTGTTGTTCTGCTCGATGTTCTTCCAGATGGCGGCGGTCTGGTTGGCGAACTGGTGGGCCACTCGCTTGCGGCCTTCGTCGTCGCGCAGCTGCTGGGCATCGACCGGCAGGGCCATCACCATGGAGCGGACCCACTTCACCCGTTCCCGCAGCCAGATGTTTGCGCTGCGGCAGTTGCGGGCCGTGCCATCTTTGCGGCGGCGCACGTACTGCTTGAACAGCACCTGGGTGAACTGCATGGAGAGGCCATCAAGCAACTGCACCGCCCAGACCAGATCGGATTCACCAGGGGCGCCCACAAAGGCGGCTTCCAGTTTGGTGCCCGGCATGGCGTTGGCGAGGGCGTCGATGCGGGCCTTGATGGTCTTTTTGGATAGCGGTAGCTGGTTCCGTTTTGGCGTCGGCAGACGGCTGATGGCAAAACCAAAGTGGCCAGCCTCGGCGGCTGGCCCTGTGTTGTTCTGGTGATTCATTGGTGATGGTTACCCGACAGCTCTTTGATGTTGTTCCGGCAGGAGGTCAGCGCATGGCGGGCATGCCTCGCCATCTTTCTGGCTGCGACACACTGGCGCAGAGTGAGGGAGACCGTGCAGCGCGGGCGAGGTGATAGCTGGCGCATTGCCAGCAGGTCGCGCTGGTAGCTGCGCAGGCGGGCCTCGTCTCCCATCAGGGTGTCGAACCATCTATCCACACGGGTTTGCAGGTCGGAGATCAGGCGGTGGCTCATGCTGCCTCCTCTGCAATCAGGTGGCTCAGACCATCCGGCAGGGCAACACGGTTTCCTCTGTCCCAGATAAACCAGCAGTATTCGCAGGAGTCGGAACCGCCGCCCACGAAACGGGGGCGCGGCACCAGGATCGGGGTCTTGTTCGGGAATCCTATCTCAGCCCAGAACGGCACCCGCCGCTTGCTGCCGAGGAAGTTCACCCGTTGCAGGTAGATGAGCGTCCCGTCCGGTGCGAGTTCAGACAGGCTCTTTCTCAGAAACTCCTCGGTGAGGGAGAACGGCGGGTTGGTAATGATGACGTCGAACTGGCGGCCAAAGTCCCAGTCCAGGTAGTCGCGGCCATGGCGGATTTCAGCCCATTCCTTCTGACCTGCAGGCAGCAGAACGGCGTCATAGATGTTCCCTTCGGCGCGGCACGGCTCCATAAAGGTGTCGCCTTGGCGGAACTGAATGCGGCGCATCAGCGCAGCCACGGCGCTGCCTGGAGTTGGGTAGAGCTCGCGCTCGATGGTGTTGCCGGTCGTGCTGCTCATGCCTCATCCCCCATCACGGAGTCGTCATCGAGCAGATCCGCTGGGCGGCTGGTCACGACCAGTTGCACCTGGATGTACTCATCCCCTGAATAGAGCTCGCCCAGGGCGATGCGGTTTGTCTGCTCAGTGCTGGCCAGCAGCTCGGTCAGCAGCGGCAGCACGGCCCGCTCTGCCCGCTTGGCGATGTGAATGGCGTCGATGCTCATGCCTGGGCCCTCCGGTTCATGGTGTGGAATAGCTGGTGCCAGCGCAGTTGCTGGCGGGCCTGCTCGCGCAGATTGCGGCCCTCTGGGCCGCGCCTGGTGGTGTAGGTCTTCGCCCTAATGCGGTGCGGCAGATCGGCCAAGTCGGCCAGGGCTGCCTGCCGGGTGATGGGGTGGAACAACTTTTTCATGCCACCCCCTCGATGATGCGGATCGCGCCAGAGGTCAGGCGCTCCATGCGGGCGTACCCGTTCTGGCCGCGCAGCCAGGTGGTGCCGCGGTTGGTGTAACCCTGCTGCACCAGGTAGGCGCTGGCGGCCTTGATAGTCGGTTCGGTGTGACGAGTGATTACGGCGGCCATGATCAGATCCCTCCACGGCTGTTGACGCATGACCAGACCGCACGCCAGGCCATGGCTGCCGGGCGTTCTACTGCATGGATCAGGTCAGGGCTGGCGTTGTAGCGTTGACCCGCGCGGGCCAGCTTGCGGTTTTGCAGGCGCAGGTTGCGCACTGTGTCGAGAATGGCTAAAGTTGGCATTCGACCTCCTAGTCGATAAGTGACTGATGAAAGCCCGCTGGTGTTGGCGCACCGATAGCGGGTTTTTTATTGCCCGATTGCTCGCGGGCCGCTTTGTGTCATCTGGTTGGCGGCCATGACGGCGCGTTTCATCCGCAGCTTTGCGGCGCGTTCCTTCTTCTCTCTCTCGATATCCCCGATGGGTCTGGTCACTGGCGCCGGGTGCCACACCTTGGTGTCACAGCCGCCGCGAAACTCCCCCTGGTACTCCAGCGCAATCACCGCCATCCTGACCGCCTCACGCTGGGCATGGGGCAGAGCTGACAAGGTGGCCGTCATCAGCTCGCCCCGTGGCTGGCGTGCGATGGCACAGATGGCGGCTTTCTTGGCCTGACTCAGGGCCAGCCAGTCGGTGTCCAGACTGGAGCGCGTTTTGCCGAACAACTCCCGCAGGATCTGGCAGCCGGCGGTGTTCATGGCCACCTGCTCCAGCGGAGTCAGGCCCGCGAGGTTGCGTTCTTCGTGGTTGATGGATGTCTGTTGCATGGGTTTCCCCTTACATGGTCATGGTTTGCATCAGGATGTCTGATGCGCAGGCGACGGCCGGCACCGCCTGAAAGCGAGCCTCGACGTCGTGGATGAGCAGTGCCAGCGACCCCATGGCGGCGGTGGCGACACTGATGATGGTGTTGCGTTCGGTGCGCGACACACGTCCCCGCTCGGACAGCTCCAGCGCCCGCTGGCCAATGCTGGCCACCTTGGCATTGAGGTCGATCGCTTGATGGGGAAGGGATGGCGCACGTTCTGCTGATGGAATGGCGATGGCGGTCAGCCCGCATTCCATCAGCATGCCGTCGATCAGGGTTTCGTCCCCGTCGGTGGCGTGATAGAGCGCTATCAGATCAGCCACGGTCAGCTGGTGCGGCTGGTCAGGGCTGAGCTTGTTCCTCAGCACCTGGGCGTCGATGCCAGCGGACGGGGCGATCTGGCTGATCACGTGGTTGGATTTAAATCTGCTGCATGCAGATTCGAGGTGCGGGTGTTTGCAGTCGCTACTGATAAACATGGTTCTCGCTCCATTGAGTGCCATAGTAATCAGGAGGTTGCGGGGAGGTAGGCTGCCGCAGCGGCTTTGTGGTACAGCGCGACCATGTTGATCAGGACGCGGTGCTTGGGGCCGGCCTTCGGCATGATCTGCAGTTCACCGCAGGCAATCATTTTTCTGACCGTACCTACAGGAATGCCGGTATCGGCGCTATAGCGCTCGATGGTTTTGACTGGTGTGTCGATCTGAAGTGCAATCTCTGACATGATAGAAACCCTTTCACCTATTGCTATTTGCTGTTCTTGGTTACTCATTGCTTTCTGGCGATTGCATGATTGATCCAAAAAAAGCATTGGTCAAGTGGGTGTCTCTCTATTCTCACTAAAACTTGATGGTGATGACTAATGAATGGTACGCGCTTACAGGAGATTGCATTCAACCAGTCTGATTTCGTAAAACGGCTTGAAAGGATTATCGGTAATGAACCATTGCGGGCTTTCGCTCGCAGGGCCGATATGACGGATGGCGGGTTAAGACGTTATCTACATGAGGGAACTATCCCCCCAGTTGATCGCGCTCTCAATCTGGCGCGTGCAGGAGGCGTCACATTTGAGTGGCTGGTATTTGGCATCGGTGACACTGGAAGCAGCGTTGGAACGAATCTACCCACTTCGCCAGCCTCTAGTGTCCAAAGCACCCATTTAGCCGACGAGTTCACCACGATCCCCGCCTATCAGGTGTTTGCGAGCGCAGGGCATGGCGCCAATATCACAGACGAAGCACTGGCCGAGCCGATGGCATTCCGTACCGACTGGTTGCGCCGTGAAGGGTTTGACCCGGCCAAGATGGCTGTTATCCGGGCCAAGGGCGACAGCATGGAGCCGACCATCAACGATGGCGATGTGATCCTGGTGCGCTTGAAGAATGGGGAAGCGCCGCGTGATGGTCTCTATGTGCTGCGCCTCGATGGCGGCCTGTTCGTCAAGCGCCTGCAGTTCGACCTGGGCGGGGTTCGCATTATCTCTGACAACCCCTTGTATAAATCCCGCGACCTGAGCAAAGCCGAGCTGGCCGAGCTGGATCTGGTTGGCCGCGTGGTGTGGGCCGGGAAGAAATTCTGATGGGAACTTTGTTTGCGTTGGTAGCGGCTCTGTGTGCCGTTGGTAGTATCGTTGCGGCGTTCAAGCCTGCCTTGATTGGACAAGAGTCACGCTTCAAAGCGTTTGTGTTTTGCTGGGGACTGTCCGCAATTGCAGCGATGGTTGGGATGGCGTTTGATGGCCGCCTTGGCTGGGGTGAGGTGGCTGTCAACAGCGCTGTGTTGTTTGGCCTATACGCCCTTCTGACTTACATCATCGTGTCTAGGCGCATCGCCCGTATGTCACCAGAGGAACGAGCCAGGAAACTGGCAGAGCTTCGTGGGCAACCTACTCCGCCCGTGAACGCGGTGACTCCAAAGTCTAATTCCCTGCAAGCGTTCGAAGACAGTCTCACCGTAATGTGGGCTGGCGATACCAAGCCCGTCGAGTTCACCTATCTCGATTTTGATGGTGAGCGAACTCGGAGAACGGTCGAGGTGACGGAAGTATCGTTCAACCCGAAAGGGCAGTTTTATTTGCGCGGAACCTGCCAGCTTCGCGGAGAATATCGGACCTTCAAGGTGGACAACATTCAAACCATGCTGAAAGTCGGCTCAAAGCGTTATGACTTTGAAGGGTGGTGTGTCCATATGCTCGACATCCTTCCCTCCGAAGGTTTCCCCAAGGCCTATTTCGATCGTTACGACTCATGACCGCCAAGAAGATTGAGGGGCAAGCTAAGCCCTGGCAGCCTGCATGTGACCAGTTGGCACATGTCATTGCATCCCACATACAAACTCGCTCGGTGTGCGGCTATGTCGGTTCGTAAAACAGATCACAAGACAAAACCCTGGCTATCTGAAATTTACCCTGATGGCCGAGATGGTCCCCGTAAGCGCAAGCGCTTTGCCACTAAGGGGGAGGCGCTGGCGTGGGAATCCCACATGCTCACCGCCAAGCCCTGGCAACAGGTCGAACCGGGGCCCGTTACCGGGGATGAGCGGCGGCTGTCTGATCTGGTTGCCGCCTGGTTCGGACGCCACGGTCAGACCCTGGCTGACGGTGAACGGCGGCGGGACAAGTTGGTGTGGTTGTGCGAGGCACTGGATAACCCTGTTGCGACCGAGTTCACCTCTGAGCATTTCTCGGCATACCGTGAGCGCCGGCTGGCGGGTGAGCTCTACGTACCTGGACAGCGCAAGCAGGTGACGCCGACCACCATCAACCGGGAGCAGCTCTATCTGCAGGCGGTATTCAATGAGCTGGCACGCCTGGGGGTGTGGAGCGGCGGTAACCCGCTGGCCGACCTTCGCCAGTACAAGGTGCAGGAGAGCGAGCTGGCCTATCTTTCCCAGGATGAAATCGAGCAACTGCTCGATGCCTGCAAAGAGCAGCGTGATCTGTGGCTCATTGTCATGCTCTGCCTCTCGACCGGTGCACGCTGGTCCGAGATTGAGAAGGTCAGCCGCTCCCAGATCGGCATGGGCCGGATCACCTTCACCAAGACCAAGGGCAAGCGAAACCGGACGGTTCCCGTTGCTCCCTGGTTGCTGGCCATGCTGCCCCGGCGAACCGGCCGCCTGTTCGATGATTGTTATGCCGAGTTCGAGAAGGCTATAAGACGGGCTGGCATCAAGTTGCCCGCGGGGCAGAGCACCCACGTTCTACGCCATACCTTCTCCAGTCACTTCATGATGAACGGCGGTAACATCCTGGTGCTACAGCGCATCCTCGGCCACACCGACATCAAGATGACAATGCGCTATGCCCACTTCGCCCCCGATCACCTGGAAGATGCGGTGCGTCTCAACCCGATCACCGCGCTAAAAAATGGCGACAAAGTGGCGACCGAGGCCCCTTACATCTAG